GGTTCTCGGGCATCGTGGGAAATAAAGTTGTATTTTGACATTGCTGATGCGGTTAAACAAGCTGCTATTGACGTAGGTGTTAAGATGCGTTGGGGTGCTTCTTGGCATATCAACGACATCCGAGAGTGGGATGGAACAATGGAAGAAGCGTACAATGCCTACGTTGACTTGCGCCGCAGCCAAGGAAAATCCCCATTTATTGATGGACCTCACTTTGAGTTAGTTGTATAAGATTCGAGTGGGTGGCTTTCATCACAAGTAAAATCGACTTGCCGTGGGTAGTGCGACGGCGGTTGTTTAGCCTAGGATGACGTTGCTACCAAAAAGCGCCACCTTTTTAAATCTCAACGGCCACCCACACGACCACCTCAAAATATGATACCTACAAGGGTCATCAGACCTGCACCACATATGAAGCCTACGACAGCGCCGATAGCGCCAGCGATCTCAATCTTCTTATCAATCTCCTCTTCGCTCATAGCGTTCCACCTACCTTAGTTTTTTTCTTTATGTTGCGCTGATGATCCTGCCATTTGGCTGCGTAGATTAGCTCATGCTTTACGGTGTCATCCAGATCGCTCTGAAGTATGTCCCGAAACCGATTTTTTAGTTTTCTTTTGTAATGGCCCTTTGAAGTATCTCGCCTAATGCGAACAGGCTCTCGAGCTGCTGCTTGAGGTTGTGCCGGTTCTGTTTTTTTGCAGTCTCGATCATGATTGATAGTTGACGTTGGCTTCGGGCCAATGCCTGCTTGCCTTCTTGGTTCATCGCTTTTATGCCTTCCATCGATAAATTTTATTCCGTATTTTTTTGCGATATCAACAACAGTTTTATACGGTATCGACATAAGAGCAGATGTTTCTTTCTTTGTCAGCTTCATTTCTGCTGCCTTGATGCACTTGATAATGTCTTTACCGTTCATTTCTTTTTCCTTCCGTCTAGCTCCCAGGTGATATTGTACTTGCGGCAGAACGCGCTGAGTAAAGCCTGCGACATCTCTAGTTTTTCAGCCGCCTTCACTTGTGTTACTTCTCCAGCCAGATCTTCAACCGCGCCAATCAACTCCCGCTTTTGACGCGCCTTCATTTGTTTCCAGGTCTCCATCATTCTTTTCCTAACTGTGCGCCCAATACCTTGAGGCAATTCTTGTATCGCTTGTCGATCTCTTCCTTGAACCCGTCAGATAGCTTGTCGATTTCCTGCTGGTTTTGCTCGATCAGCTGACGCAGCATTGTCATGCGTTCCCGTGGCGGGATAATGGTCCCCTCTTTGGTGGCTTCCAGTTTGGTATAGGCTGCAATTAGCTTGATGAGATTGGCGGTAAACTCTTGCGCGTCTCCCGATCCTTTCTCTTGCCCGATATGGTTTTTCAGCGTGAGCAGATCTCCTGCTGGTGGTGCTGGTGGCGGCTGCGTAGATTGAGCCTGCTGACTTTGTGCTGCTGCCTTGCGCGGTACAGCATCGATCTCATTGAGGCTGGCATATGTGCCACCATGCAAGCCAATGGATGCCAGAGCGCGGCCTATGGCGCTGGTTTCTGCGTTCTCCAGGGCGCTTGTCTTGTTGACGTTACCCTGGCCCCTGATTTCTTCAGCCATGCCAGAGCCGACAACCATCCCGGCGCTGTTGGTGATTGATGCCTTGACCACAACCCGCTTGCCATCGTCTGTTAGGATCTCGGTGTTAATCCCGTGATCGGTTCCGAATGCTTTGCGGAATGCTTCAACGCGCACAAAAACCTCTGTGTATTTCTTGCCGCCGCGCTGCGTGACGCCGTGGGTGCGATTAAGATCGTTCACCTCGGCCATTGCTTTTTGTAGTTCACTCATTTGTTTGCTCCCTTTTTGCTTTCATAAGGTGCGCTATCTGACAGCCCTTCCCCCATTGCGTGTTGGCGTGTCCGATAATCACTTGACAATTAGGTGGACACTTTACGCCCTTCCTTCGCTTTCGATCCGATCCGTTTAGTAGCCGATATTTGCAGGTAACAGTTTCCGGCGGCTTTATTCTAATATCATCCGCCAAGCTGAATATATATTCATAACTCTGCAACTTACGGTTTAGATCTGCTGTCATTTTGGAAAGATATTCTATTTCATTAATAAGTTTATCTTCACTCATTTTGTTGCCTCCCTTATTCTGTTTGACTTTGCCCGACAGGCGTTTCTTCCCCAATGATTTTCTTTTCGACCGGGCTTGCCTGTGACCTGCACCCAACAATCGTTTGGGCATTTTTCGCTGTATGGCTTGCCTAGAAACTTTCGCAAAGAACATTGCTCAAATTGGATTTGCTCGGTTACAATCTTTGAAACTTCAACGATCTTCATTTGATCCTCACTGTGACGGATGGATTGCCCATCTGATATTCGCAACCTGGCACAAGCTCCCCTGCATCCATTTGCTTCTTGATTGCTGCCATGTCTGGCTTGACTGTGACTGTTGTTAGCTGGCTGGGAATTTCGTGCGGATCTACTACCACAACTTTTTTGCGTGGCTTAATCCGACTGACTGTGCCCAGAGCGTGTTGGATCTTAGTCTGGCCCATTGCATCGAGCAAGTGGCCGATCGTGATCGAGAGCGCTTCCTGTTTGGCTGAAAGACGTTTTGCTCTGGCGGTGTAGGTCGCCGCAAGATCTTTAACGGTTGCCTCATTGGCAGAACATTCGGTGCGCTCTTGGATAAGCTTGCCTAGAATGTCCATCGCATCGGTCTCACCGTCCAGCGTGTCGAGAAAGGTGTCCTGATCGTCTCCGGTCAATAGCCTGATGCGATCGGCCATTTCGCGGATCTCTTCAAATTTAATATACATATTGTTCCCCTTGTTTTGTGACGGTCCAAATGATCTCGCCGTTTCCGTATTGGTTTTTATGGCGCCGCCCGGTGTCTTCGATTAGTTCCATCTCTTGCAGTTCCGTTAAGCGCGGTCTTATGCTAGTGATAGGTAGCCGCAGAGAAGCGCTTATCTGCTCCCCTGACCCTCCTCCCAGGGTCGATAGCGCGCGCAGGGTCTCCAATCTCCTGCCTGTAACCTTTGTGGCCACCTGGTGCGCCGCCGCGGTCTCTGTGTCCCCAGCCCCGCGGTGGTGCATCTTTTTGGTGTTCACTTCATAGATCTTCATCGTCTTCCTCCTCGAATATTGCGCCCTCTCCCTGACACCGTTCACAATCAACCGGATCTTCGTAAGGCTCCCCGATATCCCTATCAAAGCTCTGGACGCGGTAAGTTACCTCGATCACCTTGCCATCCCCATCGCACTCCGGGCATACCACTGACGCCCTCTCGCGCTGGTCCTGGAATATGTCTTTTACTTTGCCCATCACAAAATCCCCGCAAAGAAAAACAGAAGGTAGAAGGTGAAAAACAGGCTCAACACTCCGATGGTATCTTTCAGCCACTCTTTCCAATCGTTCATTGTATTGCTCCCAATGGTGCTAAGACTTGGCCTTCCGGCGCTACGATATCTATGAAACATTCGACAAACTCGTTGTTCGCATAGATCTTTTCTTTTGCGGCAAAAGCGTCAGCAAAGTTGTCAAACTCTCCGACAATCCGCACCGCATAGGCGTCAATCTTTTTTAGTATAAAGTTCATTGCACTCTCCTTTTGACTTAATGATGCGCCCGAAGGCGCACTGTTAAATCAAGCGTACCAACTGCTATACATGGGCTTTCCATCCCAAGGGCTTGCGTATTCAGAGTAACTAATCTTAATCCGGTTATTGCTTACCAAAGCCTTGAAGGGTTTTCCGGCAACATTGCTGCCAGCAACAACATTACAGCACATAAAGCCTTCGCTGCCCTCAACTTCCCGGCTGGATATCCGAACACACTCAACGCTCCGCTTGCCGATCAACTTTAAAACCTTAAAGAAGCTTACATTGGTTTGGTCATAGCCCCAGCTAGAAGACAAGATGTCTCCAACAGCCCATGTGCAAGGCTCTTGCGCTTTAGCCTTCCGTGCCGCTTTCATTTCGTTGCTGATCTTGATGGACTCTATCTGGGCCGCGATTTTCTTTTCCATCCGTTCGCTGGTTTGAAAGCTGTAATGCCAGTTTGGTTTAGCTGCCTTACCTATAAAACACTGACAAGCTGGCTTGCCCTTGCTTGTTTCGTAGATGTAAAACTCAGCGTTAATATCTTTTGGCGCAACTTTTACAGCACCTTTTTTCTTGTAAAACTCACGAGTCATTTTCATTTTGTATCCTCCTAACAGATCCGCATTACTTGACCGGCTTTCGCCGCATCGATCCAGGCTTGCTGCCTGGCCTTGTCATTGGCTTTGATTCTTGCCAACAAACTATCTTCGTAAGCAAACTCCCGCAAAGCATCCCAGCTATCAGCCAAGTTTTTCTCAGCGATGATATCCTCGATGTCAGTCTGACGCTCACCGGGCTGGCTGTTGTCGCCATTGTCGAACAAGTCGAACATCGCGGCTTCTTTCTGAATCCTAGCCATTTCTGATTCCTCTCTTGATTAACTTACTCTTAATAGATAAGGTGATATCACAATAAAGGTCAAGGGGTAAATCAAACTTTTTTTGAAGTATTTGATAACCTGCTGAAAGAAAAGGAAAGAAAGTTGAAATATCAAACAAAGATGGAAGAGAAGAAAGCTCTGGTGGTCCGATTGCCTGCCGGTGTCAAAGCCCGATTAGATAGCGCCTCCCAATCGCAGGGGATATCGCAAAGCCGGTTGGCTTCTGAGCTAATATCGGAAGGGTTGCCCAGAATGTCCATCGCAGCAAGTATCCCCGCCCAGCCTTCGGCGCGCAGCGGTGTTGTGATCGAAGGCGATGACAAGTCGGACGTCACAGACTGGCTCAAACGGATATGACCACCACTTACATTTGGCTCCCTGGTCAACCAATCGGCAAAGGTCGGCCCAGGTTCACCAGGACCGGCAGGGTCTACACTCCAGAGAAAACGCGCCGGTATGAGCATCGGCTGGCCGGTACTGCATCGAATTATATGCTATTGCATCAACTGGACTGCACCGAAAAGCCCTGCAAAGTTCTAATCAAGGCGCAATTTGAGATCCCCAAAAGCTGGACGAAAGCAAAGAAAGCGGCAGCAGAAGCAAACGAGATATACCCGAAAAAGCCTGACGCCGATAATATCGCAAAGATCGTTTTGGACAGCTTCAACGGCGTGGTTTTTCAGGATGATGCCCAGGTGTACGATCTAAAAGTTGTCAAAACTTATGGAGATCCATGTTTGTTGACAGAGGTCACTTGCTGGAAGTGGTAACAGAAACGCCCCTGCAATTTCTTGCAAGGGCGATAGGACTGAAGTACACTAGAAGAACCAAAAACAAGTGCAGGGTCAGAATAGGACGATCCTGCCCAAATGAAAAGGGTAAAAGCGATG